ATGAACATTACTTTTAAAAATAGAATGAAACTTGCAGGGGCTATTATCCGCAAGGGTATAGATGGAATACCCTTTTTCAATTCTTCTTCTTTTTCCATTTCAGACAGTAGCAGTAAAGATTTTAAAAGAACAGAAAAAGGAGATAAGCAGGCGTATATTAACAATTTCACTTCTTGGGTATATTCAGCGGTATCCTGCATAGCAAGGCACACAGCAAAAGTAGATATAAAGTTGTATAAACAGACATCAGAGAAAAAAGGAAAAGAAAGTTGGGAAGAAATTTTTGAACATCCCTTTTTAGATTTATTGAAAAATCCTAATCCCTGGATGGATATGTATTATATCAAGTATTTAACAGAAGTATATCTTGGTATTTTAGGAAATGCTTATTGGTATTTACCGAAAAACAAGGTGGGTAAACCAGGACAGATAATTCCTTTATTATCACAGAATGTAATTCCTTATTCCAAAAACCAAATTGAAATAGACCATTACGAATATCTTGTAGGAACAAATATTGTTAAGTTTTCTCCTGATGAAGTATTACATTTCAAAGAGCCAAATCCAAATTCTTTAATAATGGGGCTTTCCCCACTGGATGCTTTATTACTATCAGTTGATACAAACAGGGCGATGATGGAATATTCAATGTCTTTGTTTGAGCAAGGTGCGTTCTTTGGAACGATTGTAAAAGTCCCAAAGGATATTAGTGAGCAGGATTATATTCGGCTAAAGCAGGAAATAAAAGAACAGTTTACAGGCGTAGGAAAGGCAGGCAGGACAAAGATTATTCATGGTGATATACAAGTTGATAGTTTAGTCAAGACAATGGCAGAACTGGATTTTGAAGCAGGAAGAAGATTAACAAAAAAAGATATTCTTGAAGGATATGGTGTTCCTGAATTTAAATTGGGCGAAGGAGCAAGCACAGCGTCAACTTCAAGGGCTACTGCTTATGAACTTGACAGAATGTTTATTGAAGAGACAATACAGCCCCGACTTATAAGAAGGGATAGTGTATTAAACAAATTTCTTTTACCTGTCTGGGATGATAAACTTGTATGCGAAAGTGAAAACATATCAGCAACAGATAAAGAGTTTTTATTACAGCAGGAAACAGCAAGAATTCAAACAGGATACTGGTCAATCAATGAGGTAAGAGCACTGAACGGTGAACCTCCTGCACCGTGGGGATATCGTCCCTGGGTGGGATTAAATATGGTGCAGATGGCGGGGTTTGTTTCAGAAGAAGCAAAAAAAGAAAATCAGGGAATACATAAAAAGAAAAGACAGATGCGGGAAAATTGGCAACAGGTTAAAGAACAGAAATGGAAATCGTGGGTCAGGAAAGAAGAAAACACTGAAAAAAAGTATATTGCTGATTTGAAGAAGTTTTTTTCTGAACAGGAAAAAATTGTATTATCTAATTTAAGAAGAATATTTGATACAGGAAAATCAAAAGAAATAAAAGAATTAGTTGATTTTGTGTTTCCTAATCTGGACCAACAGGCGGAGAAATTATCTCAAATATCAAAAGGACATATCAGAGAAGCAATTGTAAATGGTGTAATGACCGCAGTAGAATTTCAAGAAGAAAATAATAAAAATATAAAAAAAGAACCTTCCCCAGATGACCTCGCAAGGGTAGGATTTACACCCGCATCATTTGATGCTTATGTTAATCAAATAATAAAAGTTTGGAAAGATTTATATGGATTTACTATAAATCAAACTATTCAAGATGAATTGCGGGAATTACTTAATCAGGCAATAACAGGTGGATGGAGCATTTCACAAACACAATCAGAAATAGAACTTCTTTATAGCGGATATACAAGTGAAATAAGTCCAGAAAAAAGTTTGAGAATAGCACGAACTGAAATAAGCAGAATAATGAATGATTCTGAACATATGTGTTATAAGAACTTAGGATATAAAGAGAAAACTTGGGCAAGTGAAGAAGCAGATGAAGCACTTTGTGAGGACTGTGAGGCAATGGACGAAGAGGTTGTAGGAATAGATGAGTTATTCTCTTGCGGGGTTTTAGCACCGCCTTTACATCCTAATTCTTATGATAGCAAAACGGAAATATATACAAAAGAAGGATGGAAAAATGTTAAAGATTTGAAAATAGGGGATTGGTGTCTTTCTCTCAATCCTGATACTTTTGATTTGAAATATAGTAAAGTCATAAAAACATATAAGCATAAACCAGATAAGATGATACATTTCTATAATAGAAATATAGATTTACTTGTAACAGAAGACCATAATATGTTTTATCAACCTGATATTTTTGAAAAATGGAAGTTTGTAAAAGCAAAGGAATTACTGAACCACAGCACAGGCAGAATGTATAAAGGATTTGAATTGTTTGTTGAAGACGGTAAAAAAACAAAAAAGAAATATTCTGATTATATTTATATCAAGAATATCAAAAAAGAAATAGTAAAATATTCTGATTATGCTTATTGTGTTGATATTGAAAAGTTCCATACTTTATTGACAAGAAGGAATGGAAAGGTTTTGTGGAGCGGGAATTGCAGATGTAATATTCTCGCAGGTGATTGGAGTGAAGAGTGAAATTCACGAGTTGACATATGTCAACTATGCAGTTTTTTTTACATTGAAATCAGGAGGAGGTAAAAGATGGATAAGAATATAAGCACAGTAAAAGAGTATTTAGAAAACAAAAAAGAAACAATCAGTAAAAACAAGTTTGAGAAAATTCAGAAAACACTTGAAGGGATTGATGAGAAAACAGAAATCAAGTGGAAATACTTCGCAGGTAAAAGCGAAAAGGCAGAGGAAGAAAGCGGAAAACCTACTACTCTTGATATAATTTCTACGATTGATGTTGATAGGGATAATGAGGTGCTTATTCCTGATGGATGCGATTTGTCAGGATATAGCAAGACCCCAACAGTTTTGTTTGGACACGATTATAGAAGTATTCCAATTGGAGTTTCAAAATGGCAAAAGATAGAACAAGGAAAAGGGATAATGAGCAAGACAGAATACTTCCAATCAGAATTTGCAAAGGATGTTTATGAAGCATCAGTGAATGGAGCATTAGCAAACAGCGTTGGAGTTATTCCTATCCAATGGGTTGAAAAAAATAACAAAAACGATGAGACTAAATATAAAGAGTTAATAGAAAAATATAATATTCAGGGTGAACCTCAACGAATTTATACTCAATGGCAACTTCTGGAATATAGCAAAGTCCCCGTTGCTTCTAATCCACAGGCGTTGACACTTGCATTACAGAAAGCAAAAACAAAAACAATGAAGGATTGTATCAGTAAAGAATTAGAAGAGATATTAGAGAAGCGGGTATGTGGAAAAAAAGACCTTCCTATTGCGGACGATGGCAGAGCGTGGGACGGAACAGAAGCAGAAAAAAGAGTGAGGGCGTGGGCAACAGGTGCAAATGATGAGATTGATTGGAAAAAATATCAACAGGCATTTGTTTATGTTGACATAGAAAAAGCCGATACACTTGGAGGTTATAAACTTCCTTTCGCAGATATCATTGATGGAAAATTAACAGCCGTCTGGAGAGCAGTTGCATCCGCAATGGCGGCATTGTTAGGGGCAAGAGGTGGTGTGGATATTCCTGAAAATGAAAGAAAATCAGTTTATAACTTCCTTGCTTCGTATTATAAGAGATGGGATAAAGAACCTCCTGAATTTAGAGAATACAGTCAGGAAGAATTAGAAAAGATGTTTCAGGAAGAAAAAAAGAAAGAAGTAAAGATAGAACAGAAAACAGGGGCTGTCTTGAATAAGAGAAACAAGGAAGCATTGAAACAAGCACAGCAACTCATTCAGGAAGTATTAGACAGCGCAGAAAATAATGATAATACTCAACAGGAACAAGCATCAGAAGAAGCAGAAAAAAAAGTTGAGGAGAATATCAAAAAGACAGACACAAACGAGATTGAAGGATTAGACCTTGATAGTATGAATGAACCTGAAAATTCTAAAACTGATGATGTGTCTGATGAGGATGCAAACAAAATATTAGAAGCAATAAGTAAAGTAGTTGATAAAAAAATAAATAGTTTATTGGGTAAAGTTTAGATTTGCTGGAGATATCAGCCTTTGGCGGAGATATCAGGCAAATAAATAGTAAGGTAATTTAATACAGCAACAAAGGAGAAAAAATGGGTATGACAGTAGAGCAGTTAATGGAGAAGATTAATAAACAGATTGATGCAAAACTTCAACCTCTAATTGATAAGGTTGGGGAGGTGGATAACAAGTTGACAAAAATTCCTCAGGAGAAAAAAGAAGAGAGTGAAAAACTTCCCTGGTCAGAAGTATGCAATCGGGTTGCTTTGATAGCAAAAGCACAAATATACAGAGACCCGAAGGCACTTGATGCGCTTGCAAAATCTGACTGGCTTAATGAAACAACAGGAAGTGAAGGCGGATATACTGTTCCTGTGGAATTTTCAACGGAAGTATTCAGATTAGTTGAGAAATATGGTGTAGCAAGGCGTGGATGTTTTCCTGTTCCAATGAAGTCAGCAACAAAGAAAATGCCTTCTGGATTAACAGGCGTGGATATGTCTTATGTCGGGGAAGGAGAAGCAAAGCCATTAACAAAACCTTCTTTTGGGATAGTGGAACTTGTAGCACGGACTGCTGCGGGCATATCAGCAATGACAAGGGATATCATTGATGATAGTGCAGTTGATATGGTGGCATATCTAACACGGTTAATCACTGAAAGTTTGGCTAAACGGGAAGATACATCCTGCTTCTTTGGGAATGGAGCAACAATTTTGGGAATAGCAAATACAGTAGGAGTTATCCCAGTTATAGCAAGTGGAGCAACACTTGCAGGGGTTACGGCAAACGACTTGAATAAATTGATTTATGCTATTTCCGATGCGGCCGCCAGAGGAGCAAGTTTTTATTGCAACAGGGGATTAGTAGGTGTCTTACAGCAATTGCAGGATAAACAAGGACAGTATATTGTCCAGAAACCTACGGAAGGAGCACCTGCTTCCTTGTGGGGATTTCCTATAATTACATCTGATGCTTTCTCTGCTACACCATCAGCAGGAGATGTGGTGGCAGTATTTGGGAATTTAAGGAACTGCTACTTCGGGCAGAGAAAAGAACTTGATATTCTTCCTTCGGATGAGGCAACATTAGGGGTGTATACGGATGGAAAACTTACCGATATAGTAAGTGCTTATCAAAAAAATATGAGGTTCATAAGATTTGAAGTAAGGCACGATTTCAAACCTGCATTAGCCAGTGCTTTTGCAGTGCTGAAATTGGCAACTTCATAAGGTCAAGAGGAGATTTGAAAAGAAGGGTATAGGGGTAGTTAAGCAGATAGATATTTATTGACTACCCCTTACCCGACAGGAATAAAATGAAAATAAAAATAGGATGGCTTGTAAGTGATATTGACTGGGCATATAAGAACATAATGGAACATTTTGAAAAAGAAATGCAGGAATATGAGCATATATCAAATAGCATAGATGCAGATATAGTTATGGCAATGTCTTTGAAGGAATTAAAACAGGTAAAGGATAAGAAAAATGCAATTTTACATCTGGACAGTAAAAGGGCATTAGGATTATGAATATACTGCATAA